GCCGCAGTGATAGATCCGGGGTCAACAGATGACGCCGTAAACAGGTCTGTAGTCCACGCTGTGCCGTTCCAAACGTAAAGCTCAGATGTGGTTGTCAGGAACTTAATTTGCCCCACATGCGCCCCTGTAACGCCTGAGAGCGTGCTAACAGGCTCAATACCGAAAGCATCGCCAGCAGCGAACTCATCCAGAACATCTTGGGCGAAATCATCCAGCACAATCTTCTGCGTGGTGGCTGAGAACGACGCGCTGTAGCCAGACAGGTTCCCAGATCGGTCAGCACTTCGCAGCCAGTAGTAACGGGTGACATCGTTACCCAGACCCGTAACTGTGTGCTGGTCTGACTTCGTCTTAACGATTAACGAGGACGATGCCCTGTTGTCCACCGTGTTCTCGAAGATCTCGACGTAGGCCAGATCGGAATCGGACGGCAATTCATAGTCGAGCTTGATTTGCTGAATGCCGCCAGTCGCCACAATGCTGGATGGGATAGCTGGTGGTGTTTGGTCGCCCTGAAGCGTCAGTGTTTCTGAAACGAAGCCAGACACCTTGCCGGTCAGCGTAACCGCTCGCACTCTGAACGTGAACTCCTCAAGCTCTTTCATGCCAGCCACAACGGTACTGGTGCCATGTACATTCACGGACGAGAAGTCTGTTCCCGCGCCGGTAATAGCCTCGTCCACTCCCCCATAGTTCAGTTCTAGGGTGGTAGCGTCAGCCACAGATCCGTAGTTGATGGTCTGATTGTAAGCGTCGGCAACCTGACCGTAATCAATCTCGCCTTGTGAAGTCTGCTTAAACTGCACCTCGTAATATGAAACGTAGGTGTTCGCTGTGGGCTGAGTCCATGAGACACGGACAGCAGGCAATACCGAGCCATCGTTACCCAAGACAGTGGTTTCTGTCAGCGTCAATCCGGTGGGTGGAGTCTGTGACGGGGTATCGTCAACGATCTCAGAATAGTCTGGGTTGTTGGCCCCAACTGTGGCGATGATGTTTGATGTATCGTTGTCTGGGTTTCGGTCGGACTCAACAAACGAACCCGAGCCAGTGCCATATGCAACCGCCCTCACCCAGTAATATCTTGTATCACCAACGTCTATGGGATCAGCAGATGTTGAAGCGTCATGGACGAATTGAGTACCCATCGTGCGACCGATCTCTACCTTGTTTGCCCAAGATGAGTCTGGCGATGCGTAGATGACGATCTCTTTGAACTTGCTAGTGTTGACTGGGTTCGTCCAGTTCAGTTCAATGGATTTGAGGCCAGACGTTGCCGTAAGATTCTGCGGATCAGGTACACCACGAAATCCGTCAATTATAACGCCTGAAGGTGATCGAGTGCTGTACTCACCACTGGTTGGATCTGCGTAGGAACTAGCGTCATCTTCCAACAGCGTCAGATTGACCACACCGTCTTGTGTGTCTGAGAACGACCAACCAGCACAACGGAATACCTTGTTGCTGTAGTTCAGTTCGGCAACAGTAACGCTGACCCTATCGCCAACGTCCACACGAAGCCCTGTGAGGTTCGCCGGAAAGGTTACGACTTTCTGCTGGTCTGACAGTTGAATCTGCTTGTGAGCGATCCTCTGGGCCATAAACGAGCTATTCGTGAACGGTAGCTGCACGTCACGGATTAAAACTTCGTTGTTATCTCGCGCAACCGCTGCTGTAATAGATACTTCTGGCGCTTCGACGCTTTTGTGCTGTTGGGCGGGATCAACAAATATCGGGCGGATTGTATTAAAACGATCACCGCGCTCCACCGACGTTCTAACCGTAATCGCTCCTGCAAGATCATCCTCGTCTAAACTTTCAGTCGGTGCTTCATAAACGCCAGCTTTAATTGTGTATATGCCATTGCTATATACCAGCGATCCGTTCATTGAAGACAATAGCTTGTTGATGTTGGTTCTATGCGAATCAGTAGCGAACAAAACACCGTTCGCAGTGAATCGCTTTTGCGTACTACTTGGAACGGTGACCGAGACATCACAAGCGTCTGCCGCTGTCTCTACCGCAGCCCAATCAATCTTGCTGGCTGGTACGCTTAGACCAAATTTTGTGTCCGTCAGATAATTGGCAACGCAGAGTGCGGGGTTGGTCGTGTATTGTTGGTATGTCGCGGAATCAGGGTTTGCGCCGACAGAAGTATCTAGGCGAGGGTCATAGATGTCCTTTTTACCCTTGACCAAAGCCATAATGTTATTTGGTGACAACCTGTCCCACACTTCTTGAGATGATGGCGTGGCTTTCCATTTCGTTACTAAATACGAAACTCCTCGGGCTTGATGCGCGGATGTCCACTCACTAAACGCGCCAGACAAAAGCGAACTGGCAGCTTGTGTGCTGCTTCCTGTCTTGCGTTCGACGGAACAAATATATTCTGATGGCTCGTCCGCTGTTGGCGCAAAACTGCCTGCGGTGACGTTGTTGCTGACATTTATTGAAGCATCCGAGATAACTGTGCTATCAAAATGCACGTCTGTAATGTCTTCACATTCATGCGCTGCAAGGGCAATCGCGTGATAAAGCGAGTCGTTGGTTTCAGTTGACGTGGCAACCCCGACGAAGAATATAGGGCCGGAGACCAAAGCCTCACCATATATAATTTTTTGCGGCTCTATCGTGCCCCTAACTGTCTGTTGCCGTGATCTGTCGGTATCGACTTGCGGCATAGCTATGTCTGGCAGTAATGACTTCGCCGCAGCCAAGCCAGCGACAACCACTGTCGCGCCTATTGCTGCCGCAGCCGTTGTCCCCAGCATAGTTCCAGCGACCGCTAAGGTTACAAAATCGCCAATAGCGATCAGCGCAGTTATTACTGGTGCCATTTACAAACTCCAACCGGCAACAATATATCGCTGCGATATGTTAGTCATTCCTTTGGCTGTCAAGCAGACAACCTTATCGGATAATTTTACTCCGCAAACCTGACCAATTATAGGAAGGTCTACCACACAAGGATCGCCGTCCTTGATAATCTCGCTAGGCTTACCCAATATGCTGCCAATGAAATCGACAAGCTCGCCCTCTCTCCCAACCAGTAATTCAGCCTGTGCTTCTGATTCATACTGAAAACCAGCCGAGTAGTCTTTACCCGTTAGTTCTTTGACAACAAAGGCGATGAACTGGCAGCAGTCGGCATCGCCATATTTGAAATCGCGCTTTTGCCACTTGTTAAGTGCGGCATGGACTCTCATCAGCCCCTCGGATTCACATTGATGTTGTCGTAGATATTCGGGTTTGCAGCCCCGCCAGCAATCGAGTCAGAGTTAGGATCTCCCCACCTGATCTTTGATCCTTCGATGTCAGCCATGAACTCAAAAGCCAGATCACCGGAAAAGTCGTTTTGCAACTGAGCGTCGGTATATTTACGGTTCGATGCTTTGTCAAAACGTGCAAGTTCAGACTCGGCAGTAAGAACGATTACATCACCATCAGCCGCACCGACACTTAGCTCCATCTGATCCATCGCGCCTTCCCAAACGATAGTCGGGTCAGCGATTAAGTCATCACTACTATCAAGAGCGCCTAGGTAAATCGTCACGTCCTGCTTGTAGTAGTCCTCGTTCAAAGCGGCGCTCGATATCGTCGCATCTAGACCAGAAAGGGTGAGGGTTATCTTGTATGGACTAATGTCCATGCCTTCCTCTAATGCGCTGATCTCACCCAGATCACCAACACCCAACCAATCTTGACCACCCCAAGTATAGGTGCCGATGGAGTTGTGCAAGTAAACAGCGCCAGATGGAAAATCCAGTTTGGCAAACGTAACCAGCATCACATGCTGCTGCGTAAGAGCTGTTGCTACCGCTGATGGGAAACCCCGACTCATGCTAGAACGTCCTCGATAGCGTCAATCCTGAAGTTTGATGATATGTCTGTCTGCGTCTCCCATGACGCTGGGCCTGCGAGCATAAACACGCCAGAGACGGGTGTGAGATAGTCCACAAGCGTATTGTCCGCTGGCGTCTTCCTGATAGGTGGTGCAATAGACAAGGTGACGTTGCCCGATGCGTCTGAATTAGCATCGACCACAACCATGTGCAGTTCGTTGTTGAACGAGATGTAGTCACCCGCTCTCAGGTAGTTGTTGACGTTTGCCGTAGCACCATCGCACACCAGAGCGGTTCCTGACTGACTAGCTCCGTTGATTAACAACGTGCCACCACCCGCACCCCTTCGAGTGTAGGAATGGTCGTGTAACGTGAATCTGTGCTGCTGACCGTTTAGCTTAACCAAGAAAGCCTGCATCTCTTGGCGATCATCACCCTTGAGGTTGGAGAACTGCAAGCTGGCTTTCCACAATGAACCTTTGCGCGATGACGTTTGCACTGCGTTAGTCAGTGGCGATTGAAACGTGCGCGTGTTGGCTACAAGCTCAAAAGTGTTCGTGGTGGGGGTGATGCTAGGGAATGCAAATGTGGTCATACGAACCGTCTCCTACGCATCAAGTCTTGGATCGTCATTATAGTCTGCTGACTGGTCTGGGCCATAGCTGATTTGATCTTCTGGTCTACATCAGCGCCAGATCCGCGAGCGTCCACGTTGTTGATAACAGTCACGCCCCCGCCCATCTTCTTGTTGGGTACGATAGAGCCAGACTGATTGGGCACGAACATCTCAGGCCCACGCTCTCCCACCATGTATGGCTGTCCAGACTGAACAGGCCCACCGATAGCTTTACCGGTCAGACCCTTGGCGAACGACAAGAACCCGCCAGTAATTTTGTCGATCACAAACAATTGAATGGCTTGCATAATCAGGCTTGCTGCCATCTGCTTGAATGCGTCTTTAACAGACATCGTGCCTTTAACGACGCTCATCAGTCCGTCGGACATGTTCTTCATCGTCGTATTCGCCATCTTGTCCATCTGCTCTTGTACAGTTGGCAGATTCTCTTGCAGTTTAGTAAAGCTGTCGTTTAGACGATCAGCAATGGTGGGGGCGCTAATATCTTTACCATCCAATCCCTGAGCCGCAGCGGTAACGTCTGCAACGGATTCTGCTGCCTTTCTGTTGGCAACGATGAACGCTTCCATGCTTACAACCAAATCAGAGCCTGGGTTTGATTTTTTCAAACTTTCCAGCGCCAATTCAGTCTTGGCTATCGCAGCCGGTAGAGCGCCGACTAATTGCTCGCCTGTTGTGGTTATGGCCTCCATACCGATAAGACCACCAACCATGCTGTCAGCCATGTCGTTGTATTTTTTTATGAAAAAGTCCAACACCGGCGTTAGCTTCTGACCGAATGCGGCGGCTAACTGCAAGACGCTCAATTCTGCCGTCTTAAAGACGATCTGGACTCCGTGAATCATGTTCCTAACAACGCCAAAGGCTTTGACTACCCCGCTGGCAACCATCTGGCCTATGCGACCAAACTCAGATGTATCTAATGCGGCTTGTCTAAACGCATCAGCCACAAAAGTGATGATTGGCGAGAATGCCACAGCAAGTTGATTAGTCAGGCCAGTGAACACAGCCTTAAGCCTAGTGATGGCATCGTTCGCAGCTTCCATCTGCGCTGTGTCAGTGCGAGAGAGCGTCACACCGAAGTGCTCGGCTTCTGCTGTCATGGCTTTCAGTGCTTCAGACCCACCGCCAAGAGTGTTGACCAACGCCACACCCTCACTGTCAAACAGTTTCATGGCTATGCGTACTTTGTCAGCCTGACTGTCCAAGCCTTGCATGGCATCAGCCACGACGTTCATCTGTTCGTCTAACGGCAAGCGGGTCAGAGTCTCGGCATCAATACCAAGCTCACGGAGTGCGCCCTTAGCCTCTCCAGTGCCCTTAGCGGCCTCTGCAGCGCGTCTGGTGAAACGCTGCATTGCCATGTCCATCGTGCCTGTGGACACGCCTGTAAGCTCTGCTGCGTGCCTTAAACCCGCCAACGCTTCGGTGGTGACACCTAGCTTGTCAGCAGTCTTAGCTAACGCATCCCCCGCGTCGATTGATGACTTGATCAAAGCGCCGAAACCACCAGCGCCAACCGCGCCGATTATGGCGGTCTTCAGGTTTAAGACTTTACCAGCGAGGCTCTTGAGTCCGGCGGTAGCCTTTCCAAAACCGCTCTTAGTTTTGTCCAGAGCCTTAATGACAATCTGAACTGTCTGGTTAGCCATCTTCTTGCCTCTCGCCCATTATCTTGTAGTAGGCGAGCCATTCGTTGAACTCTGACAACGACATCTGCTCGGCCTCTGCGATGCTCATATGTAACCGATCAGCCAAAGCAACTAGGTTGAACCTTAACTGATCGGACTTTAGTTTTTTTCCTGATCCTCGACGGACTCGATCTCGGCAAACATCTGTTCAGCAATGCTAGATATTACGCCGGTCTCCTCGCCCATCAGGTCTGTTCTATCTTCTGCAGACGTAAACAACCGAGAACCACTTTCGTCACTGGCTTTCATAACGATTAGGTCGATCATTGCCGCCATCGTCGTGTTTTCCATGAACTTCGGGTGCTTCTTCTGAAGTTGGTTTATGTCGTAGCAGGTGATCGGGAAGCAATACATGGCAAAGGGCTGTCCATCTGGATCAGCCCATGCCGCAACCTCGATCTTTCGAGCATTCAATTGTCTTCTATTTCGTAATTCTTTAGCTAAACCCATTGTGGGATTCCTTTATGCAGTTGCTTCGGTAACAGCTCCTGAGACTTGTAGCTCAAAGCTGCCCTCTACCATACCATCAAAGGACGCTGTAATTTCTTTGCTCGTCAGGATTCCACCACCACTGTAATACTTCTCACCAGTGCCAGTTCCCGTTGGGTACAGTTCCCAATCAAGGTCTGCGCCAGAGTCCATTACCAGTTGGACTGCGTCAGCGTCGTCCCAGTAAACGTCCATAGAGAGAGTGGCAGAAGTGAGAGAGGACAAGTATGTGCGAGCGGTATCGCCCATCACACTGTCTTCTATCGTGTCTGCTGATTCCGAGAGCGTGAAGCTGCGGACTTCACCCATAGCAGCGACACTGCCGCCACTTACCGCCAATTTGACTACGCCGCTTGAGCCTTTAGTCGTTGCCATGATTAAACCCCTTTAGGTTGTTCCACGAGTGTACTGGTACTCAATGCGTACCGTTAAAATCACCCCACCGATGGGGGTAATACTTCCGTCGTCGGTTTCCACGCTGACAATCTGTGTGTCGATTGCGTGTCCGCCGCGTGATCTGTCTTCGTCAAGTTTCTCTTCGATAGACTCGACGATGTTATTCCTTGCTTGATCCAAGCCTGTCCCCTTCACATAGCAGACAAGCTGGTAATCAATCGTGCCGAACCGCTGAGTCATGCTCCCACCCACGGTTCCGTCTTCCCTGTTTTCGTTTGTCGTTCTGACCAACACCGCTGGGTATTGCGCGTTGCTTAACTTGTCAAAATCAAACGGTTCGCGGGTCACGAACTTTATGTCTGTTGGCGTGGTCACTGCTTGCAGCGAAGTCACCAGATTTCCTGCAATGCTCTCTCTCACGCTCATAGCTTTAACTGCTTCCTGAATACGTCAGCCAGACGCTTTTCTTCTTTGTCGTTAAACCCAAAGAACGGTCTGATTCGGTTGTTGAACGCTGCTTTCTTGGCTTGTGTCGCGTTGTCGAAGTACAACATGGCCTCGTTTGAGCTTGTCACTTTGGCCTGCATAGAGCGCAGCATGTCCCCTTCGTTCTCAAGGTCTACCGGTGTCGTGGGATACCCAGCAGCTTTCAGCCACTTCAGGTACTTCTTTGGATACGGCGCAAACTTGCCGTTGATGCCCATGCCATCCTCAGTACGGTTTTCGATTATCTCTTTGCCTTTGATCGCCGCCGCCCTAATACCACTCGTCACGCCACGCTTCACATCACGCCGCTGCGCTCTTGTGATCTTGGTAAAGTCTTCAGGGAAGGTTTTGACTTCGATCTTCAGGCTCATCGTGTTAGCCGTCCATACGACACAATGCCGCGCTCATCGTCTTCAATGGTGCCGCTGTTGTCATCGTCGTACTCGACACCGTCAGCGAATACAGCAACCAACTCTTCGTTGTATCGCTGCTGGTAGAACGTGATCATGTTCAGGAATCGGTCGTCCTGTACCCAGTTTGTAAGCTGGGGGAGAGCGTACTTCCACAACACCAGATAGGCGTTGCAGCGAGTCCACTGGGAATCTGTCAGATAGGCCGGAACCATCTCGCCCGGTATCTGCTTCTTGTACCACCACTCATTGCGGATAGTACGGGTCAGATCGGTCTGTGCTTTCGCGTGTTCAGTTGCGAATGATGTGATGCCGAAGTCCAAGATGTCGGGGACAAGGGCTACCAGATCGGAGTCTTGAGAAAATGCCATTACCACTTCACCTTGTCAGCCCAATACGCGGCTGATGCTGTTTTGTCTTTGCGCCCTGCTGCTATCTGCTTGGCGAATCTGGCCTTGAACGATCTACGTTTGGCCTTGTCCGCTTCACTCTCACCCTTTCTCGGTGGTTTGTTCTCTGCACCCTGCAAGCCAAAACGGATCAGACGAACCTTGTCGCCTTGCTTTGCCAATACTGCATGGCTCTTGTCTGGATGCTTGGGTGTTCGCTTGGGCTTGTTGTAGCCCTCGAACCGTTCACCACGGTATGTGATAGCCAAT